CGACTTTATGTTTTTGACACTTGCAAAGGTCTGCTTGATGAACTTGGCACATATAGCCGCGAGGTCGATGAGGCTGGTCAAACCACTGAGAAGATAAAAGACAAGGAATCGTTTCACCGACTTGATGCTTTGCGTTATGCTGTGCAGGGGTTTACCGTCTCCATGCCAGAAGAGCGGATTATGGTCTATGAGGACAGGGTGAGCATATCGCCGTTTTGAGGTAAGAGATGGGCGTACTTGAGAATATAGGGAAGGCACTAAGGGGTGGAAACGGCCAAGAGACTACTGCTCTTGCAGATATGAGAGAGTATCTCCGGGAAACGTTTAGTAATGCCGAGCTGTTACAGGAGCGGCTGGCCGAGTTGGAATTGTCCTTAGAAGACAAGATGTGGATTACCCTCGGCGGCGCCGATAGGGAATTTGACCGCCGGCAGCTAGGCGAGATCTGGAAACTCTGCCGCTTGATGTATCTCAAAAACCCACTTATCAACAGAGGCGTAAACATCCAGAGTTATTATGTCTGGGGCCAAGGCGTGAACATCCAAGCTAAGGCCGAACCTCTGAACGAAGTTATTCAAACCTTTATGGACGACCCTCTTAACCAAACCGAACTCACAAGCCACCAGGCGAGGACATTGAAAGAAACCGATCTCCAGGTCTATGGCAATCTGTTCTTGGTCTTATTCGCTGATAGGGTTACTGGTGAAGTGCGGATACGGAGTATTCCGGTAGAGGAGATCACGGACATTATCTCTAACCCAGAAGACCGCCGGGATATCTGGTACTACAAAAGGGAATGGACTCAAAGCGCGATAGATTGGGGAACTGGCATACCCGGGCAGAAGCAAGAAGTAGCTTATTACCCAGATTGGCGCTATAGGCCAGCCTCACAACGGCAGGACAGCATAGGTGAGAAGCCCATAATGTGGGATGCAGCCGTTTATCATATCAAGGTTGGCGGACTCGGGGATATGAAGTTCGGCATACCTGAGATTTATCAAGCCCTTGACTGGGCCAAAGCCTATAAATCATTCCTGGAGGACTGGGCTACTATCGTTCGGGCTTATGCCCGTTTCGCTTGGCAACTGAAGGGACCGGGATCTGCTACGGCAGTGACGGCAGCAAAAGCTAAACTCGGTACTACGCTTGCGACGGGCAGCGAGACGAACCCGCCGCCTACGGCAGGTTCTACGTTTATCGGCAAAGAGGGCTATAGTATGGAGCCGATCCGAACAGCGGGGGCCACTACTACAGCCGAGGATGGCAGACGGTTATTATTGATGGTCTGCGCTGCAATGGGACTACCTGAGTCCTTCTTCGGTGATGTGAGCGTAGGGACACTGGCAACGGCCAAGAGCCTTGACCGGCCAACTGAGTTGAAGTTTGAGGATCGGCGTACACTGTGGGCTGACGTACTCCACGACATTTTCGACTACGTGATAGAGGCCGCTTATGCTGCTAGTCAAAGCAGTTTGCCAGATATTGACCCGGACACGGGTGAGGACATAGACCGCCACATTTACATAACCTTCCCCTCGATCCTGGAGCATGATATAGAGTCGAGTGTTAAGTCTATAGTCTCGGCAGCGACACTTGACGGTAAGCCGGCAGCAGGGACGATCCCCGATATAAAGATGCTATCCAGTATGTTACTCGCGGCTTTGGGTGTTGAAGACGTAGACGAGATTCTTGAAAACCTATTCCCGGAGGATGCGGAGCCCGAAGCCGAAGCGTTCACTGAAGCATTACGGGAATTGAGACAGGCGATAGGGAATATAGTAAATGACAATGGCCATTAGGGAACTCTTAGAAGCTATTGATCGCTTCCTGGAGGCCAGTAAGCCTGCTGTTAAGGAACGACTACTCGCTCCTATCGAGCACAAGTTAGAGAAGGCCATGAACTACGCCTTTGCATTGCAGGGAAAGGCGTTTCTAAGGCGATTCGGGCGGCTGAAGGTCTTGTGGCCTGCCGAGGTAATCAGTGAGGCTATTGCGTATGCAGAATGGGAGGCGCTGTTCGACGAGGCGGCTTTAGAGACACTCGAAGCTTTTGTGGGGCCGATAGATGAGGCGGTGGAGGCAGCACTGATGGCCGGTGGCAAGCAAGCGATGGCTGATTTCCTCTTGGCCGGCAGTTTCGACCTAGCGAATCCGAGAGCGGTTGTATATTTGCAGAATTACGGTGCTCAGTTAGTTGCGGGCATCAATGAAACGACCAGAGGCTATATCAAGACCGTAGTTACGGAGGGCGTAGAGCAGGGCTGGAGCTATAATCGAACAGCGAAGGCTATCACGGACAGGTTTACCGAGTTCAGGATAGGGCAGCCCCAGAAGCACATCCAGAGTAGGGCACACCTCATAGCTGTGCAGGAATCCGCGCAGGCTTATGAACATGGCAATATGATTGTGGCTCGCGACCTCGAAGATGCTGGCTTGGAGATGGAGAAATCCTGGCTCACAGTCGGCGATGATCGGGTAAGCGATCTATGCCGAGGGAATCAAGCAGAGGGCTGGATACCACTCAATCAGATGTTCAGTAGTGGCGCAGACCGAGTACCCGGCCACGTGGCTTGCAGGTGCACTACGTTATATCGGCGGGTTGGGGCAGAGTAGGATATGGTGGCCTTTATTGAGGTCAGGGAGCCGCAGGGTAAGCTGCTATTTCGCTTCGATCCTCTGCGAGACCTTATTGAGATACAGAGGCGAGGGGCAAAGGTGCTTATTGATTTGCGCCAATACCGACCTCTTGACAAATCCGAACATATAAGCTAACATAATTCAAACAGAATAAGAGCGCCAAGAGCGCCGTTGCCAGAACGCCGAGAGCGTCCGTGCAGAAATGTATCGGGCGCTCTTTTTATTTGGAGGTGATAAATGCCCTGGAAAGTATCGGACGTAGATGATCATATCGAGGGGCTATCGGACGCCCAGAAGAGGGTTTGGGTGGAGGTTGCGAATAAGGCATTGAAATCGTGCTTGGCCGACGGGGGAAACCAAGAGGAATGCGAGGGGTCTGCAATCCGTCAGGCTAACACCGTGGCAAAGAAGGTACAGGAGAGTATGGGCGAATTGACTGAGATAGGCAAGACCATATCAGCGGCGACTGAGGCCAAAATCAAGACCGCCATTAGCGCATTGCAAGAACTGTTGGGTGTAGAGGAATCCGATGGGGACCTTGATGAGAAGGACAGGGATCCTGCCGTTGGCGGCGGAGTGGATAGGGATAAATTGCCCGCTGAGGATTTCGCGGGCAAAAATCGTAGCTTCCCGATTGTAACGCCAGGGGACGTTTCGGATGCTGCGTCTAGCATTGGCCGTGCCGGGGCTAGTAATTACGACACCGACACCCTCAAGGCGAACATCATCAAAATTGCCAAGCGTAAGGGCGAGGCTTTTGTCGCCGAGTTGCCAAAGGCATGGCAGGGGGAAGAAGCGATGGAAAGTGAAGATGCGGAAATCGTAGGTGATTATTTTGCCCTTGTGGAGAAAGCAGTCAGGAATGATGGCACTATACCCATCCGGGTGATAGCTCCAGGTTGGGGGACATCGGGATATTACGGCTCTGAAATCCTCGAGCGGGATGGGCCGAATGTGTTTACCAAAGGCTTGCATATGCACCTGGATCACCCGACCGCAAAAGAGGAATCGGAACGCCCGGAGCGCAGCGTCAAGGATTTGGCTGCTGTCCTGGTGGATAACGCTATGTGGAATCCCGAAGGACCAGCGGGCCCCGGCCTTTATGCCGATGCTAAGGTTTTTGACCCATATCAGTCCGCTATCAATGAACTTGCCCCGCACATTGGGGTAAGCATCCGGGCGGTTGGGAAGGCAAGGCACGGCGAGGCTGAAGGGCGCAAGGGGACTATCATCGAGGGCATTACCGCCGCTAAGAGCATTGATTTCGTAACGGCTCCTGGCGCGGGCGGCCAGATATTGCAGTTATTCGAGGCGGCAAGGGACCGCCTACAAAATCAAACGGAGGTACAAACCATGACAGATGAGGAAATCAGGGCTTTGGAAGAGGCCAAAGCCGCAACCGAAGCCGAGAACGCACGGCTGAAGGAAACTTTACTCTTGCGGGAGGCGCAGGATGTGGTGCGGGATGCCTTAGCGAAGGTTGACATGCCCGATCTAACTAGGGAGAGGCTGGCCAATAGTCTAGCCAAGAACCCGCCTACGGATGAGGGCAAGTTGGACGCCGAGGCGCTGGGGGTGAAGATCCAGGAAGCGGTCAAAGCTGAACTGGAGTATATCGCTCAGATCAGCGGAACGGGCAAGGTTAGGGGCATGGGTTCAGGCAATGGCGGAAGTGCAGGTGCGGAACTGAAAGAGGCATACAAAAACCTCTATTTGAGCCAGCGCAAGCCCGCTGAGGAAGCCGAGAAATTAGCGGCATTGGCCGCAGGAGGTAGATAGTAAATGCCATACGACATGACGAATTACTCTGCTGGACAAGAAATATCCAGCACCTATGAGGGTCGTCACTTAGAGATGACGGAATCCCTCTTGACTCACCCGACGCATACCGATGGGTTTGTCGATAAAGGTGACCCAGTTCTATTTGGGAAGCAGGTCGGAGTAGCCTTCAAAAGTGCGGCTGCCGCGACCGACCTGATTGCCATAGACACAGAGGGTATATGGGCACTATCGGTAGTAGCTGTAGATGCTGCTGGCAACTCGCCAGTAGCTCGTGGGGATCGCATCTACATCAATACGACAACGGCGGTGTTAAGCAAGATCGCCACGCCAGCTACTAATATGCCCTTTGGTATTGCCCTTAGCACGCTGGCTACGGGAACGACTGGGGTCGTAGCTGTGAAAGTTCACCAAGACCCCGAAACTATGGGGGAGATCGCCTCGCTTGTCTCAGAGGAACTCGACCATGCTGCCTTTACCGATAGTACTGGAGCCTCCGGTTATATTGATGTTACGGCTGGACAACTGCCCGCAAGGGCGCTTGTTCTCGGGACATCTGTCAATGTAACGGAGGGATTTGCCGGGGATACGACTGCCGTGGTCGAAGTCGGGGTCGCTGGGGACACAGACCGATTTTCCAGTGTTACTGACCAGTCCGTCTTAGCTATCGGGCGAGTAGCAATGGGAATACCCGTTGATGGGCAAGATGGTTTTGGTGCTGCACAAACCGTTCGTGTAACGGTTACTGGCGGAGCCGACTGGGGCAATATCACAGCTGGTAAGCTGTTTGTGACCATCTATTACATCCCGTTGGCATAACAAGAGTAAACAGACGGAGGTTAAATAAAATGCCTGAATTTCTACAGTTGATGGAAAAGTGGGACGGCTATGTCCCGATTGGCGAGCAGCGAATCAACGAATCCGACGTGGCACGGTTCCTTGACCTTGTGACGAACAAGGGAAGGATGCCAGCACATCGCCACGAGTACCTATTGAAAGAGGCCATCACGACCAGCGACTTCCCGGCGCTGTTCGGGTTCACGCTGGAACGGGATATGTTGGCTCGTTACCGAGCTGCAATCCCTGATTGGCAAGCCTACTGCAAAGTGGGTACATTGCCTAATTTCAACGCTGCCGAGAGGCACAAGGTACAGGGGAATGACACCCTCTTGCCTAGAGTGGCCGAGAAGGGCGAATACCTAGTATCGCCGATGGATGCAGGCTACTACACCCGACGGGTGTATAAGTATGGTCGCCAGTTCGACATTTCTTGGGAGGCACTGGTGAACGATGCGCTGGATGCCTTCGGGGACATGCCGCAACGGTTTGCAGATGCGGTCACCTACACGCGGGCTTTCAACGCGACCAGCCTCTTCGTTGCCGCCGCTGGGCCCAATCCGGCGCTATTCGGTGCGGCCGTAGTGGATGCCGCTGATGGTGGCGTCATCAACAATGTCGGCGTACTGCCATTGACTATCGCCAACCTAGAACTGACATTGGGACTCATGGCCAGACAGGTTGACATCAACGGGCGACCCTTGGGGATACGGGGAAGGCATTTGGTAGTGCCGCCTGACTTGGAGTTGACGGCACGGAGTATCCTCACTAGCGCGATGCAAATGTGGACCCAGGTGGCGGCTGGTGGGGCGGCGCCCTACCCGATGACTAATGTCATTCCACAGATGGGCCTCCAACTCCACGTCAACCCGTTGATTCCCGTAATTGATGCCACGGCTACGGATGACACGACTTGGTATCTGTTCGCTGACCCGGCGGACGGCAGCGCCATAGGGATGGATTTCCTACGGGGCTATGAAGATCCAGAGATTTGCATGAAGGCCAGCGACAAGGTGACCGTTGCTGGTGGCCTGTTGTCACCGTTTAGCGGGGACTTCGCCACCGACAACGTGTTCTATCGAGTGCGGGATGTGCATGGTGGCTATGTCTTGGATCCCAGGATGGCATACGCTCAGGTGGCACCATAACACAGGGAACTGAATGACAGGGGGCGAGGTTATCTCGCCCCCTATAGCAGGAGGATACAATGGCTGATATGGTTTACAACTACGCAAAAGCCAAGTTGCTGTCTGGGGACATTGACTTGGACGCTGATGACATTCGGGTCTTGCTGGTTATGACCAACAGTACCTGCGACACGGAAGATGATTGCGATTTCATAGACCAGTTCACGACTCTTGATGAGATGGATGGGGCCAACTATGTGCGCAAGGCACTGGCTGGTGAAGTTGTCGCCGTCGATCTGCCTAATAACAGGGGTGAATTCGATGCTGACAACGTGACGTGGACTGCTCTTGGTGTGGGCACTCGGCAAGTGTTAGGCGCTGTGCTATACAAGTTCGTGACCAACGACGCCGACAGTATTCCGATCGCTTACATCGACAGCGGCGGCTTCCCGTTCGATGCCAATGGCGGCGATGTCACGATAACATGGAACGATGAGGGGATACTGCAGGCGACTTAAACAGATCAGGAGGCCACTATGAAGCGGATTAGCCTGATTCTACTGGCTTATTGTGCCCACTCTCGCCAACCGTGCATAGTCAGGGCAGCTTCGTGCTCGTCACGTCCAGCATCGGAAAGATAAATGCCATGACGGATATATTGAGCTTCTGGAGGGACAAAATCAGCCCAATAGAACAGTTCCTTGCCTATCTCATAGCCGAACTGCTTGTAGTATTCAATCGCATCAGATTCAGCATATATGACCCAGCTTTGGACGGTATTCATCTTGGCCACTTTGGGGTCAAAAGCAAGGGGCATGAACGTCCAGACTTTGGCAATGCGATACGAACCAGCGGGATACCATACAGGGTCATCCATAATACAGGTGAGTTTGACGCCAGCGTCAAAATCCTCGATTCCGTAATGGTCACAGGTATTGAAAGTGACTCCCTGCACGTTGACAGCATAAATGAGTCCCTTCTGGACAGTGAGCATGGAATCGCCACATGGGTTGCCTTCTGCGTCAATGTCACCTACGGGGTCGTTTGTCGATTGCAGCAGCGAATAGTTAGTGCTGTCCACCAGTTGCCAGTCTTGAGGTTTGGTCTGTGCCCATTGGACATAGACCTTCATGCCCTCCTGCGGTGCAGCGATAACGCCATTGGCAGTCAAAGAGAGCAAGACGGTCAGGGCAATGAGTGTGAGGATGAGACGGGTTTTCATAGTGCACCTCCTTTTGCTCAATATAGCACGACTATGGGGTTTAG